AACTATTCTTGAAAGGCATAGGTAGAACATCACTGCTAATGTCCAAATCATCTGACTTTATAGACAGTCAAATGTTTAACCCTACGACTGGTCTCTTCAGCAATAAAACTTTTGATTTACTAGAGAAAGTAAAAGTGTACGATCCATCAGGCTACGAACTAGCTGTAGCACAGTTGAAGAACGTACTACAAAAGCAATCTCAAGTATTCCAAACACAGACATCAGGTGAACTTCAGTCATCGTTCTTTAACATGACTGCATTAGGAAAGGTTGAGTACGATTTAGAACGTAGACTAGATACTGGTCAAATAAGAATGGACAAACGAATCTTACCTTTACTCAACAACTATGCTACTATACACTACAATGGTAATGTCACAGAGATGATAGCTGACAGTGGTAAAAGGTTGTCAACTCTTGAAAGAAACCAGCTAGATACTCTAGGTTTTAAAATACGTAATGCTTACCAAGACTACAGACAAATCGAAGCAGCTTCTAAGATGTACAAACAGTATGTCAAGAACATGGAAAGACTTGGTATGGATACAACCATGATAGAGCAAACTATGATTCAAGGGGTAAACGTCAAGGATGCTGGATCTTTTGGAAGTTTACAGAACCCATATCCAATCCAATGGTCAAACGAAACGGACACAGACGAGATACTCTTTATGTCTCTAGAAAAGGGTGATCACTACATTGACATCAACGGTGATGTAAGAAGAAAGCAGTAATGGTTAATATATCTGTATCAGGTGGAACGCTAGTATTTCCTAAAGAAGTTCCACAAGCTCAACAAAACAACCCAAATAAACTAGAAGATCACGTATCTACTAAAGGTTCCTTTGTGACTATAATTCAGAAAGGGTTAGAAAATCTTGAACAAGAAAGAACTCTTACAAAAACCCCAGTATCAGAAAATCCTGAAAGACAATTCTATCAATCAACTGTTCCTATGGATCAAAGGGTCACTGAGCCTGAAGCTGTTGGTGTTCCTGATCCCTCTGTTGTTACTATGGAACCAGCCGATAAAAAAGTAGACATACCTCAAGCTCCTGAGGTTACTAAGAGAGAGCTACTACCTCAAGGTATAAGACCAGAATCTGATATTGAAGCAGGAATACAACAAGATAATGTTATAGATTGGAAAATGGTTCCTTTTAATAATGAACTAGGTAAAGTAATTAATAGTGAATTAAGAAATCAAACGCTTTCTCAAAGTTTAGAAACTGTCTTTGGATCGGATAGAGCTTCAGCTATAGACGCTACAATACAGGCTGAAAGTGGTGGAGAACTGATAGAAGAAAGTTTTAATTACACAAGGGCAAGTGCTAAAGCTACCTTTAACTCTAAATATCACGCAGCAATAGACAATGTGTTTGACAACAATGCTGACCCAAACAACTCAGATAGATTGACACAAGCAGGTCAAGTCGCATTAGCTAACGCAGTTTACGGTGGTAGAATGGAAAACTCTGAGGATGAAGGGTATACCTACAGAGGCAGAGGTTACATTCAGATTTCTGGAAAATCAAATTACAGAAGAATAGGTGAAATAATAGGAGAAGATTTAGTAAGCAACCCTGACCTTCTTCTTGATCCTGAGATAGCAAGAAAAGCTACTATCGCTTATTTCTATTTGAAGAAAGAAGATAGCCCTGCTACAAATATTTTTAGTAATTTAAATGCAACTAAACTAAGTAAAATAATAGGTCATGCTACTGATACAGCAGATGAAAGATGGAGAAGTTCTGGTCTTCCTGAGAGTGTTGCTACGCTGTACGAAATAGACAGCTCTTTGAGACCAAAAGTAAGGGCTGGAAGAAGAGATTACAGAACAGCTTCAGTAGGAGAAGAAGGTAGAAACAGATGAGACTAATACTAGCACTAACACTCGTACTATTTCTAGGTGGTTGTCTATCACCCCTAGCATTCATGAGCAGCTTCGGTGGTGGAGGTGGTGGTGATGGTACATCTGTCAACGCCAACACACAGATAGGTAAAGAGAACAACCAGTCAGCTATTGACCAGAGTAGAGACATATCAGGTGAGAACGTAAACGTCAATCAGTCAGAGGGTGCATTCAGTATTGATGGTGACGCAGGTAACGTCAAGGTTCTGAACCAAGACATACCCATGTGGATGATACTACTAGCTGTACTAGGCTGGATGCTACCGTCACCAATAGAAATCTGGAGAGGTTTCTTAAAAACTATAACACTAGGAAGATACCGTGGCTAGGACACCTATAGACAAATCAAAGATGAAGTGTAACAGACCTAAGCGTCAGGTATCTGGCGGTAAGAAGTTTGTTGTCAAGGCTTGTAAAGGCGGTAAAGAAAAGATCATCAGGTTTGGTGACGCAAACATGACAATCAAAAAGTCAAACCCTAAACGTAGAAAATCATTTCGTGCAAGACATAAGTGTTCAACTGCAAAGGACAAGTTTTCAGCACGTTACTGGTCATGTAAGAAGTGGTAGATAAAATGGAGAACATGAAACTTCCTATAGCCCTTGTGATGGCTATGGCTGTACAGCTTGCTGGTGGCGTTTGGTGGGTCAGTCAACAGGCAGCTACAATCACATCACTGGAGGACACAGTAAGTCAGCTTGGTAGTCGTATGGCTATCGAAGATACTGTCAACACCAAGAGGGATGTAGAAGAAAACAAAAAGAATATAAACGAATTAGTAGGCATCATGGCTGAGATGGAATCAGATTTATATGATGAAACTGATGAACTATGGGATGAGATAGACAGCATAAGTCTAAGCATCATGCGTATAGTTGACTTACAACAAAGGGTAGCCCTATTAGAAAGGACACTAGAGTTCATCAATCGTGATCACAAAGATATGTTTGATCCTAGAGGCTAGTTATGATTGATCCACTCAGCGCATTGGCAATGGTCAAGGGTGGCATCTCCGCAGGTAGAACAATAGCATCAATGTCCAAGGAACTAGCAGGTTTCTTTGACAGTGTAGATGACGCAAAAAAAGCACACGAAAAGAAAAAACTAAGCCCCTTTAGTAGCTCAAATGAAGAAGCTTTAGACACCTTCATGAAACGCCAACAGGCGAAACAGGCTGAAGAAGAATTGAGAGAGTTCATTGTTAACAACCTTGGCTATTCTGCTTATCAGGAACTTCTCAAACTTCGCAGAGAAGTTGCACAAGAAAGAAAAGAAGCAGAAAGACAAGCAAGATTAGAAGCTGAACGAATGAAAGAGAACGCTGAGATGGCGTTCATTGCTGTAGTGATATTCTTATTGGTATGTGGTGGGGCGTTAGGTTTACTAGTCGCTATGGGTTGGGTAGATTTATAATGGTAGAAGAGTACGACTTAGATAAAAACGGTAAACTAGATGCCGAAGAGCGTCAGCTTTACTTAGAAGATAGACGTAGAAAAATTGAAGATGACGATGCCAAGCGTGATGCCCAGCGCAACATGACTTGGTTTGCTCTATCTGGTATGGTATTGTACCCTTTGGGTATCTTTCTTTGTACCATAATTGGTCAAGAGACTGCAGCAATGTTGATAGCTGACATAGCTAACATCTACGTTGTATCTGTATCAGCACTTGTTGGAGCGTACTTTGGGTTTACTGCAATGGGAAATAAAAAATAGTAGAGGTAAATAATGGCAAGTCCAAAACCAAACAATCCTGCTCTTTGGTCAAGAGCAAAACAAGCAGCAAGAAAGAAATTTAAAGTATACCCTAGTGCCTACGCAAATGCTTGGGCTTCCAAATGGTACAAGTCTAAGGGTGGTACATGGTCAGGTAAAGACAACAGAGTAAAGAAAGCGTAGACATGGCTAAGGGTGGCTTAGGTAAGTGGTTTGCTGAGGATTGGCGTGATGTTAAGACTGGCAAGAAGTGTGGGCGTAAGAGTGCAAAGGGAAGCAAGCGTCCGTATCCAGCCTGTCGCCCGAAGTCGGTGGCAGGAAGAATCTCCAAGAAGGAAGCTGCCAAAAAAACAGGACCGAAGAGAGTATCTTGGTCCACAACAGCATCAGGAAAGAAAAGAAAGAAGAAGGGAGCCTAAGTAGCTCCCCTTTTTTATACCTTAGCACCCCACCTATGACAGTGAGAATCCATGACCATCCACCCTTGTGCTCTGATCTGATCCTTACCATCCTCTAAAGATACAAGGCATTCTTTTTCTGTGTTAAAAACTCTAGGTGTTCCAAAGCTTCTACAGTCTGTTGCTCCTACATTACACGCTAGAATTATAGCAGTAAACATTTAGTTTCCTTCCATTTCCTGAATCAATCTAGATAAGTACCAATCAGCTTTCTTCAGGTCTTCTAATGGTTTGCCCTTGTATCTATACCTATGTAAGTATTTCTTACAGTTACCTTCTAGGTATCCCATGAACATCATAGTGTCCATGTTGTCCTTCATATAATCAATACACTCTATCTCGCCATCACCATAGTGTGGTGGCTTATTTACTACATCTTCCATCTAAGCTCCTATATCTACTACTTCACAGACATCACCAGTGCAAGCAAATGTCTGGCTTGAGTTAGTACTATCTTCTTTTTCGTAATCTGTCAAGAGTGACCAGTCTATTTTTTCTGGCATGAGTGACAATAATGTCTCATATTCTCTCTTGGTTATGTCCTGATAAGGTGCTTGCTGATAGGTGTGTTCGTTATAAGGTAGGAAAGATACACCTGACATCTCATCAAAATGTTTGTAGACAAACGCACCAACCTCAAACCATTCATCCTTCCTGACGTTGATAGTCACACTAGGTTTATGCTCACACCAATGTCTCTGATACATGAGCCACATCTCTAGCTGATCAATAGCTGACATATCCTCAGTAACTATTGCGTTGGTAGGAGACTTGATAGGAAAGCTGAACACTGTAGTCTGCTCAGGTTTCATTACACAAGGTTGACTAGGTATCTTTTGATCCTTCATAAACTGTGTTAGTGGGTCTTTGTTGTCACCTCGTACAGTCCTTATGTATTGTCTGGAATGACGTGCGTGGATACCTGAGGCACTGTCAACAAGTTGACTGACGGTTCCTGAAGGTTTGACACAGGTAATAGCAGTGGAATGATTAATACCAAGATTATCAGCCAGACTACGATTTGTGTTAACCGCCACTTGTCTAAGGCTTTCCAAGTTTTTAGATAGTCCATTGTTTGTCCTCGTCAATAAAGGGTTATCCATTATGCCTGTTAGAGATACACCTAACAGACGCTCCTCTTCAGTGTTATCCTTCCATATCTTACGTAAGTATGGGAACTTAGTATACGTAGATTGTATAGTACCTAGTGTTGTAGCTATCTTAACCTTACGTGCCAAGTCACCAAAGTTATCAGCAGACCTGACAACAACCTCAGTTAGGTTACAGAACTGATAAGGTCTGAGTATAATCTCACTGCATGGGTTAGTGCCAAAGTCGTAGCTAGGGTCACGTCTTTCAAACTTAGCTGCTTGTTTCTTACTAGCCTCTCTGTTGAAGACACCACGCTCACCACTACCTGATTCAACTAGAGCCATCCACTCACGCATGAACGACAAGCTATCAGGCTTCTCTGTGTAGGACACTGAGTTGTTAGCTAAAGCACGTTGAGGGTTGTTAGTCCACCAATCACCTGACTTAGCGTGACGCATCCTATCATCTGACAAGTTAGACAGACTGATCATAGCTGACCTACGGACACCGCCTACTACAACTACCTCTCCTATCTTACACATAAGGTCGTGACACTCGATAGAGGATAGCTTACGTCCTTGTGCGTCTTTGAATATCTTGACTGTAAAGGTAAACAAGTCAACTAAAGGAGCAGGTCCACTAGCTCTACCACCAAATGTCTTTAGTCTAGCACCTGCAGGTCTGACGTTTGACACATCCCACTGAGGTATCTCACCTGCCCACAGTAATGCTAGTAGTTGTCTGAAAGCCTTAGCCCAACCCTCTTTGCTGTCCTTGACTATGATCTTAGTGTCACTGTCGTATAGCTCAGGTACATCAGGTAGCTTCTGTATGTACTGACGCTCAACTGAGAAGCCTACACCAGTGCCACACAACAGGATAAACATAGCCTCATCGAATGACTTGGGGTCATCAACAGGTAAGTAGCTGCAGTTGTAACCTGAGGTGTTGTCTCTATCCAACGCTTTAC